TTACCATGACCAGATACACCTGTAAGGACTGTTAGTTCAGCAGGTCTTATCCTAAAGTCTTCTTCCGTTTTAATGAAACCAAGAGATTTGCCAGAGTGCATTTCATCATTAAAATATTTAATGACATCTTCAGTAAATATATCCGTACTCTTAATTTTAAATTCCGCATGTTGATATTCCCTTTCGTAATATTCATTAATAACTTTCTTGTCTACAGTCAATGACTCCATAACATCTGCTAGATTCATTTAGCACCATCCCATATACTCTTCTTCTTTTCTATCTCTTCATCCCATCTTGATTGATTGATGTAAGTTAATGGCATAGGTATAAACATACCATCACTATCTTTCCATTGTTTAGTTTCTTTCATGGCTTTAACATGGCTGATAATTTTCTCACCAATCTTATCAAGCTTCCTTGATTTCCATTTTTGAAGACAAACTTCTTTAGCAACCTTCTTTGGATACAAACTCCAAAATGTATCAAAATGAACTATAGATATATCTTTTTCTTCTCTTCTCTTCTCTATGCTAGCAAGCTGATAGCAGTCACCTTCTAACCACCCTTGTAGTTTAGCTAAAGTCTTGATTACAAAAGATTTATCCTTTCTTAAGGCAAAAGCTATGCCATCTATGTCAGGAAGTTCACCATTCTTTCTGCTAGCAAGACACCAGCACTTTGCTAGCATTGCTTGACACTCGTCTGAAAGACCCATAAAGTCAGGGTCATTCAGTAAATCATCACCATAAACCTTGAACCAAGTCATCTTTTGTTGGAATCTTGGATTCATAGGAGTATAGTGTTGAAACCTCTCCCAATTTTTAATTCTCAAAATAAACACTCCCCATATAAAGCTACCATATCCACAACTTCCTTCTTTTGTGGTATAATATCTAATTTAAATTCTGGTCTATTTTCCATAAACCATTTAGCCTCTCGTCTAGTAGCAAACCGTCTCAAAGGTTCACCAAACTCATCTAGAACGATAAATCTAAACACTTGCATTACGTCTTACAAGGATCTCTTGTATTTGTTCTGCACGTTTAGCAGGAATTGGTTTCTCTGCATTTTTAGCCCACATTTGTACAGCTTGAATAGATATATCTAACGCATAAGCCATCTTACGTCTAGAGTTTCCAAAGTGTGATAAAGCTTCTGTAAATGTCATTACTATCTCCTTTTGTTGAAATGAAATGCGACTATATCACCATAATAAAAACTTGTCAATTATTTATTTTTATATTTTTCTTGACAATAATTTAAATGAGAGTAGAATGGCTAAACATTGAAAGGAGACGTTATGAACTGGGGATGGGATAAAGATAAACATTATACATGGTATAACCAATGGGACTTCAAAACACCTAGAACATATAGGGAACGTTATGGAGTAAATTATAAACGTGATAATGATTACGAAGAAGAAAACTTTACACAAAAAGTATTTATTATGATAGTATGCGTTTTCGTAATTGGATATGGAGTAATACAATGGATGGCTTAAGAAAAGTGTCAGAAATATTGCAAGACATGGTAGCAGAATTTAAAAAGTCTAATGACGAGTGGGAGAAAAAATATGGATCAACAAATGTATCACGACCAAGTAATGATGGAGAAACAAATGATGGAAGTAAACAAATACATAACGGAGGGAAGTAAGATGGGAGTATATGTAAAATTAATGAAAGCAAGATTAGAATTAGCAAAAAGAAAGCTAAACAAATCTGGTCATAATAAATTTGCTGGATATAAATATTTTGAATTAGGTGATTTCTTACCAGAAATTCAACAAATATTTGCAGACTTAAATTTATGTGGCATTGTATCTTTTGGTCAAGAGTTAGCAACATTAACTATTACAGATACGGAAGATAATTCTCAAACACAAATTACTAGCCCTATGTCTACAGCAGCATTAAAAGGTTGCCACGAAGTACAAAATCTAGGTGCTGTACAAACTTATATCCGTAGATATTTATGGGTTGCTGCATTAGAAATTGTTGAACATGACGTGGTAGATGCTAGTGCTGGTGCTGCAACATTTAAGATGAAAGATACTAAAGCAGAGGACTTTATCTAATGGAACAACGTAGCGAAGAATGGTTTAAGGCACGACTAGGCAAAGTAACAGCTAGTCGTGTAGCTGATGTATTAGCAAAGATTAAAACAGGTGAGTCTGCATCTAGACGTAACTATAAAATTCAATTAGTCAGTGAACGTTTGACTGGTGAAAAGCAAGAAACATATATTAATCAAGCAATGCAAGATGGAATTGACAGGGAGTTCTATGCTCGTGAGAGATATGTTCAGCAACATGGTGAAGTGGAAGAAGTAGGATTTATTCAGCATCCTACTTTAGAAGCTGGTGCTAGTCCAGATGGGTTAGTAGGTGATGATGGATTGATTGAGATTAAATGTCCATTAGGTACAACACACACTGAAACTCTAATGACACAGGAAGTACCTAGCAAGTATATACCACAAATACAATGGCAATTACGTTGTACAGGTCGCAAGTGGTGTGACTTTATTAGTTATAATCCAATGTTTCCAGAGAATCTTCAATTGTTTGTAAAACGTGTTGAAGCTGATGAACAATATCAATTAATGTTAGAAAAAGAAATAAGTGATTTCTTAATTGAAGTACAAACTGTTATTGACAGACTAAAGGAGATCAAATGAGTTTAACTGTAGAACAAAAAGATAGAATTAAAGCTTGTTGGAGTAACATAGATGCTTCTCGTTTTATTGAATTAAAAGAGAGACAACAAAATGTTTATATCAATAAGCTTGATGAAGTAGTAACAAGCATAGTAAAAGAAAGTCCTGATTGCTTTAGAGGATCAGTTGTTCAACGTATTTATTTAAAAGGAAAATATAATGGCACAGTATGATAATACAAATACATTTTCGTTATTTAAAAACGATAAAGGTGATAATCCAAAACGTCCAGACTACACAGGTAATTTAAATGTAGATGGTATTGAATTTAGAATTAGTGGTTGGATTAGAGAAGGTCAGAAAGGTAAGTTTATTTCTGGATCAGTTCAGATTAAAGAAGGTGAAGTTAAGCCTGCTTCTAAAGAAGATGAGGATGTTCCTTTTTAGGAGCATCCCCACCGACAGATTTGACTAAATGTAAATAGGTAGGTATTAGTCGTATATATTATACACTACTTATTCATTACATACATAGTAACTTCAAAGCCAAATCTCATTTCAGTTGCTGATGGTTTTGTCCACATGATGTTTGTCCTTATAAAATACAAGCAATTTGCCTGTAAATAAATTTTCCTTATTTATGCAGGTAAAGTCAAACATAAACTAATTATAATTACCTAATGAAAATACGGAGGCACTATGGAAGAATTTATAGACTTTGATAATAAAAGTGAATTAGCATTTACACCTGAAGGTAAGTTATTGATTTCTATGCTAAATCAAGCAATAGAAGATGCGTTGTATGTATCTCCAAAACATAAAGGAGGCATTACAGAAGGCAGTAGTAGAAGTATGGCAAGTAAAAATAATTTAGCTAATAGAACAAAAGTAGAAGCGATACAGTGGTTATTTGACGACAACGATGTTTATGAGTTATGCTGTGAACTTGCAGGCACGCATAAAGATAAAGTAAGGCAATTCATTATAAATAAGATAGGTGCAAAAATTATTTATCCACTTGTTTACGGATTCTATAGACCAGATGGAAGCTAATACGTTAGACTTATACATGAGTTGTTATGCTCATGCTGCATATCACGAAGCTGGAACACAACAGGAAATTATTGCTGTGTTTAACGTAATACGCAATCGTGTTAAAACAAAAAACTATGGCAATGATCCATGCGAAGTTGTATATGCCAATGGTCAGTTTCAAGGTGTAACAGATGCTAATCATGAAGAAGTAGATCAGAAAAGGTACTTACAAATTAAATATACAGCTATAGATGCTATTTATTTTAACAAGATTAAGAACCCTATAGGTAATAAATTACACTTCTATGATGACAGTATTGCTACTCCGATAGGATGGAAAAATTGTAACATTAAAATAGGAAGGTTGGTGTTTTGTGAATGAAAGTGCTTGGATAATAGAAGAGTTAGATATAAATGGCAATGTGGTGTGGGAGTGTGTTATACGCCAAAGACCAATTAATATGTCTTGGTATAAAGACATTCCTTCAAAAACACATACATTAAAAATTACTCCATTAATTAAAGATGATTCTAGATCAGAGTTACATACAAATATAAAAAGTTTAAAAGAATCAACAAAAAGATTAACGGAGGCTAATGGTGGATTATAACCCACTCACACAAGAACAAATAATTAATGCTTATAGCAAAGTATTTCCTACTAGATATGAACCAATGACTATAGAAAGAATGATACAGTTTGCAAGAATTATAGAACAATTACATGGGATAAAATATGAAGCCTAGTTTATTTATAGCAACACCAATGTACGGAGGTTTGTGTTATGGCACATACTTTGAATCTATGCTTAAACTACAGGCATGGCTTATATCTAAAGACATAGACGCATACTTCTCATTTCTTTATAACGAAAGTCTTATTACTCGTGGTCGCAATACACTTGTAAATGATTTCTTAAAAGGTGATGCAACACACATGATGTTTATAGATGCTGACATTAGCTTTGAGCCAGAACACTTCTTTAAGATGCTTGATGCTAACGTAGATATTATTTGTGGTGTGTATCCAAAGAAAGAAATAAATTGGGCTGGTGTTAAATTCGCTATTGATAAAAAAGTTCCAGAACATCAACTAAAATACTTCACAGGTGAGTATGTAGTTAATCTGGTCAACGAAACAGATTTAGTTCCTACTGATAAACCATTTGAAGTCAAACATGGTGGAACAGGATTTATGTTAATTAAACGTGAAGTGTTTGAGAAATTAAAAGATAAATGTCCATCTTATATACATAACATGAATGACACTAACGATAACTCTGATCTAGGTGACAAGATCACTGAATACTTTGCAACAAGTATAGATGAAAATAATCATTTATTATCTGAAGATTATCATTTCTGTAAACTTGCTCGTGACAATGGAATTAAAGTATATGGTGCAGCATGGACACAATTAGTCCATACAGGAACTTATCAATATAGTGGGAGATTAGTATAATGGCTAAAAAAGCAAGATTAGAAGTTATTAAAACAAAAGAAAATAAAGATGGTTCATTAGATGTTATGATAGATACTAACGAAGAAGGTCGTAGACTTCTTATGGAAGCAGGTATGGTATCAGCATTAGCAGCACTTGTAGATAGTCATATAGATAAACTGTCATGGTGGGAACGCTTTAAATATGCTTGGAGAACTGCAAAATGAGTTGGAACTATCGCATCATTAAAAAACGTTTAGCAGATGTAAAAGAAGATTACTATTTCTTATCTGAAGTATTTTATGAGCGTGATGGAACCCTAATGGCATATGCTGATGAGATTGAGATATCAGGATACAACAAAGATGAGATTATAACTGTATTAGAAATGATGCTTAAAGATGCAAAGAAACATCCTGTAATTAACGAAAAGGAGTTCTTTAAGAATGATAATTCCAAATGACATGATAAGCCATGTAGGAAAAATATTTCAAGGTGAATATGCTATAGAACGTATGGGCAAAAACCCTTATATCATAGATATAGGTGCTAATGTAGGTGGTTTTGCAGTATGGGCACATGAATTTTTTGATAATCCAAAGATAGATTGTTATGAACCTATAAAAGCAAATTATGATCTATTAAGACAAAATACAGCTGGAACTGATATAGCCATTAGAAACTTTGCCATTGGCAAGGAAGATGGTGAGCGTATGATGTATTATGGATTAAATAACTGTGGTGAAGCTAGTATGTTTCAAGGCATAGAACAAAGAGCAGAAGGTGAAATGGTAAAAGTTATGTCAGCTAAACATTTGCCAGAGTGTGCTATTATGAAAATAGATACAGAAGGTGCAGAGATAGAAATACTAGAAAACTTAACTATACAGCCAGTAGTATTTCTTATAGAATTTCACAGTGCATGGAATAGAAGACGTATAGATGAATTATTGTATGATTATACCTTGATTGATTGTACAATGCGTGGTTATAATTACGGAATCTTAAAATACTTAAGAGGCAATTTTTAAAAGGGGAAATGTATGGATAATGTAAATCATCCAAAGCACTATTTGG